TAGTTTGCGTACTTTTCGTTTGCGTCGTTCCTCTTGCCATTGGAGATCTTGAGAGGTAAATCCGTCAGGTTTATGTTCTTGATTAGAACTTATCATGACTACTTTATTTAAGTCAAGGGCGGTCAGTTTATCACCATTTATGGTGGCCATGTTAGGACACCCACACGATACGCTCCTAGCGGAGTTTGAAATTACTTCCTTACCACACTCTTTACATCTTACCTTGATCATTGTCTTTAAGCGAATACTTTTCTAATAGTTCTGGGGAATATTGTTCTACATTACTCTCTATCTTCTCATCTCTCTTTTTCTTTTCTAACGCATACACTCTATTCCGTAGTTCTGTAGAGGAATACTGGTGTCTGCGGAGATGAAAATATAGTTCTATACCATTATCTATACAATATTGCTTTCCTGTGAAGTCTCTATCTTTATATTCTTCACTAAGAAATCTCACATCAATGTTTTGGGTCTGAAGTAAATTAAGGAGATCAGCCTCTGTCTCATAGACTAAAATCTCATCAACATACTTACATCCTTGTAGTTGTACATACCTTTCATAGACTGATTGTACTGGTTTATTTTTCACACCAGGTCTATCAATAGTAGGATCCACCTGAAGTGCAACTATAAGATAGTCACACAACTGCTTCTCCATCTTCATCATTGTAACATGTCCTGCATGGAATAGATCGCAAGAACTACAATTAAATCCTATCTTCATTTTCAGGTTCCTTTTCTATAGAAATAATTTCAAGATTTTCCACGTCATCCAATTCAATCCAATCTTCAAACTCTGCATAGATTGCTATCTTATCACCTACCAATTCTGCCGATTCTACTTTATCGATAGCCCATTCTCTGTTATGAGCAACGATTTGATCAGTTGTGTCAAGTTTCATAATAATCTTTTCTGAAGTATCTGGAGAGGATGTTACTATTGTAGTACTTCGGCGTTCCGTCGTCAAGAGACTCGGTGAGGACTCCGTTAACAAAGAGTTGTCTCGTTTCCTCGAAGTTTGTTTTGCCAGCTGTTTTATGTAAGCTGAGCATAGTTCTGCTAAAGTTCTGTCTACCCAGTTGTTCAATTTCTTCTTTAAGTTCTGGACAAGACCCATAATACTTTTTCCAATCAGATTCAGATTTTACTTTTCGTTTTTTGCCTTTAGGAGTTCTAAATTTCCAAAAGTATTTTCTTCCGATGTACTCTCTACCATTTTGTAGATTGATAATCCTGTAGACAAAACCGAAGAAATCATCAATATCGTCAGAAGTGAAATTTGTACCTTTATATAACCAGGGATTTTCATACTCAATAGTCATACTCATCAAGGACATCCAGTGCATTATTTAGAATGCGTTGAGCTGCTCCTCTTTGACGATCATCCCATTCAGGATACCATGACTGATTACCTAAACCTCTTTTAATCTGCTCAAGTCTTGCAGTCATATCAATTTTCTTAAGTCTACCGTTCATTTATTTGAAAGCAAATGTAAGGGGGAAAATTTAATTACCCACCTACTAATTTATCATAGTCCACGGCAGAATCCATGATAGATTTCTTCATCTCCTCATAATCCCACTCTATCTCATCAGAGTTTGAATCCTGAGAAGGTATCTTTTTTGACATCTTGTTTGATTCCTCCGACGACATAACTTTCAACCTCCGTCTCTTGTGGTGCTACTTGAAGTCCCTTAGAAGAGATCCAATGCTCTGTCCAAGGAAGTGGATTATTTCTCATTGGAATATCATATTGTGCTTTCAAACCAATAGATCTAAGTCTACGATTTGCAATCCACTCAACATACTGCTGAAGTAATTTATCATTCAATCCTATCATAGTTCCATCTCTAAACAAATAATCAGCCCATTTCTTTTCTTCATCTACACATTTATTAAACATCTGATATGTCCACTCCTCTTCTTCTTTCATAATATTAACCATATCAGGATCGTCACCTTTCCTCCAATTGTTCAATATATTTTGAGTAAGAGCAAGATGTTGATTCTCATCTCTTGCAATTAAAGATATGATCTTAGCTGAACCTTCCATAAGCTTAAGTTCACCAAAAGCAAAACTACAAGCAAAACTAACATAAAAACGAATACCCTCCAGAATATTAACATTGGCAACTGCTCTATAAAGTTTACGTTTGACCTCTTTCATTTCTAAAACAGGTAGAGATGTTTCAACATTATCCAAATCTTTCCACAAAGTGCTCTGACCCCACTGCTGTGCTTCATTAATAAAATCATCATAAGATTCTGTGACGGTAGCAGCACGACTTAAAATACGATCATCTTTTATAATAGTATCAAATACTTCTGATGGATCTGAATAAACATTCTTAATCACATAGGTATATGATCTACTATGAATCATCTCCATGAAAGACCATACTTCCATACATGCTTCTAACTCAGGTAGAGAACAGTAAGGTAAGAAAGCCATACCAGGAGCACGACCTTGTACACTATCAAGCATGATCTGGTATTTAAGATTGCTCGTATAGATATGCTTTTGTTCTGGACGTAATTTTTGATAGTCTCCACGATCTTTCTGTAACGATACTTCTTCTGGTCTCCAAAAATATCCTAACTGTTGCTTAGTCAGGTTCTCAAACTGAGGATACTTAAAATTATCATATCTTTGAACACCAAGGGGTTTACCAAAAAACATTGGTTGTTTCTTGGTGTTTACATCTTCGGTATTAAATACCGTCATTCCTTTTAGTTTAGATGGCACAGGATTCACACTCCTCTTCGTTAGCGTTTTCTAAATCAGAAATAAGATTATCTAAATTTTCTTTATCATCTGGAGCATCATCAGTCTTCATATCATGTGTATTTTGATAATAAGAAGTTTTCCATCCTAGTTTATAGGTGGTTAATAAATCCTGTGCCATAACAGATACAGGAACCTCATTATCAGGATAATGCTCTGGGTTATATGACCAGTTACCAGAGATGCCTTGATCAAAGAATTTTTGCATCACAGAGACAATATTTATATACCCTTGGTTGTTCGGCATTTCCCACAATAAAGTATAATTATTTTTTAAAGTATTGTAAGATGGAACAACCTGTTTAAGAGGCCCTTGCTTTGATTTTTTAATGGACAAGTAGTCTCTAGGTGGTTCAATTCCATTGGTTGCATTTGACACAACGGAACTGCTTTCCGATGGCATTTGTGCAGACAATGTTGAGTGCCGTAAACCGTGTTGAAGGATAGATGCTCTAAGAGATTCCCAGTCATGTGTAAGTGGTTGAGATGAAATTTCATCTACGTCTTTCTTGTATGTATCAATAGGAAGGATTCCATCAGAATATTTGGTGCGTCCAAAGTTTTCGCAATATCCTTTCTCCTGTGCAAGTTTATTAGATGCCTTTAAGAGATAATACTGGAAAGATTCTGATAGACCATGAACTGCATCCCATGCTTCTTGTGAGTCGTATTTAAACCCAAGTTTAGCAAGATAATGTGCAAGACCAATGAATCCTACTCCAAGACTTCTACGTGCCTTTGTGGCCCTCTCCGCAGCAATGACAGGATAGTCTTGATAATCAATCAACTCCTCCAATCCACGCACTGCAAGATCACAAAGATCTTCTAATTCATCATCTGATCTTACCTTTCCTACATTTACTGCACTCAAAATACAAAGAGCAATCTCTCCTGTGTGATCATCAATATGCTGAAGAGGATATGTAGGAAGAGTGATCTCCTGACATAGATTACTCATCTCAATCTTGTCTTTAAATGATGAGTGACTATTACAATGATCTATATTCATAATATAGATTCGACCAGTCTCTGCTCTCTCTTTTAATAGGTCGAGGATAAGTTCTTGGGCTCCGATGGTGGTTTTAGGGATGGATTCATCTGCTTCGTAACGGCAATATAAGTCATCAAACTTATCGGTCCCAAAACTCTCATACAAGTGAGGACAATCATGAGGGGAAAATAACGTGATTTCCTTATTTTGGATAAAACGTTCATAGAATATCTTACTTAACTGGATGCTGTAGTCGAGTTTTCTGACTCTGTTGTCTTCTGTTCCTTTGTTGTTTTTGAGGACGAGGATGTCTTGGATTTCTTGATGCCAGATAGGAAAGTGGACAGTAGCTGATCCTCCTCTGATACCGTTTTGCGTACAGCATCGAACAGTTGACTCAAATTTTTTGAGGAAGGGGACCACACCTGTGTGTTGAACTTCTCCACCACGGATTTTGCTGTTGATGCCCCTGATTCTACCTGCGTTAATGCCGATACCAGCACGTTGTGCGACATATTTGCCAATAGCCATATCACTGCTAAAGATACTATCGAGGGTGTCATCAGCATCAACCAGAACACAAGATGCAAATTGACGAATGGGTGTTCTGACCCCAGCCATGATGGGGGTGGGGATGTTGATTTTGTGCTTGCTGATTGCGTCGTAGTATCGTTTGACATAATTTAACCTCGTTTCTTTAGGGTACTCTGCGAATATTGTTAATGCGATCATCATGTACATGAACTGAGGTGTTTCATACACCTGACCAGTACTGCGATCTTGTACAAGATATTTATCTACGACCTGCCTAAGACCAGCATATGTAAACAAAAAATCTCTATTATGATCAATGTATCCATTTGCTTTTTCGATATCCTCTTTGGAATATTTTGAATAAATGTCACCATCATAAACCTCCTGACTAACGCATTTAACAATGTGATCCTCTAGTTGAGGTAGTTCTCTACTTCTTCCATAAAGACTTTTTCTTATTGAAAATAGTAAGAGTCTAGCTGCAACGAATTGATAATTAGGATGATCCAAATCAATGAGATCACTAGCAGACTTGATAAGGATCTCTTGTATTTCAGCAGTCGTGATACCGTCATAAAATTGAATTCCCGATTGTATTTCTACTTGACTTGCAGAGACCCCTGCAAGACCCTGTGTTGCTTCATCCACCATCTTATGCATCTTTTCTAGGTTGAGAGCTTCAGTGCCTCTACCATTTCTTTTTTTGACTTTAATGCCGTTGCTCATATGCGTTTCCAAGTGTTAAATTGAAGTTTTGCTTTTAGACCATTGTATACATTTGATTCTACTATACTCTGAACATCATGTCCAGCAAGAACCATATCATTTATATCCTTTTCATGGATATTTGTTGGCCAGATAACGACTGACTCACCTCTGTCGATAGTGTCGGAGATTCTTGTTGTAATTTCCTTAGACCTCGGTTCGTTATCATAAACCCAAACAGGAGTGCTAATACCCCACTTCCCAACATCACCGTCTGCACCGCACATAGCAATGCTATTGAGTAAGAACGTTGAGTCGAACGGGCCTTCTGTAACGAAGACTGGAGCATCTCTTCGGATGTTATCCAGTCCGTAGATTTTTGGTGCGTCATTATAAAAAATAGTCGTGATATATTTAACAGAGTTGGGAAGTATGGATCTTCCCTGAACTCCAATTAATTCCTTTTCATAATATAGAGGTATTATGATCCGAGAATGTTCTTTGACATTGGAATCAAACGTCTGTTTATGGGAGTTGACAAACTCAACATATCTCTCTGCATAATAAAATTTAGAGGGGTCAAGTTTTCTTTTCTCCAAATAAATCCTACCCTGTTCTACCTCAGAACACTTAGGAAGATTCAACTTAGCAGAGAACTCAGGTTTTGTAAAGGTAAACTCAGGTTCTTCCACAACAAAGTTTCTTCCACCAGCATGTCCCTCCTTAAATTTCTCCATAGCATATTGCTTTTGAAGAGAAGGATCTATCTCCTTTAAAAAATTATTAAAGGACATGGAAGCACCACAGTTATGGCACTTGAAATTGGTATTAACTTTTATAGGATAAAGATATCCTCTTGCCTTATTCTTATGCTTCTGAGAATCACCGCAAATAGGACAACGAAAGTTATACAGATTAGCTTTGACCCTCTTAAATTTGGGTAATCGTGATGAGACTAGTCCAATATATTTGGAATCAACCAGATCCATTACAAGGGTCTACTTTGTTCCTTGTATTATAGTGGGAGGTGGGTTTGATGTCAATGCTGCACCCACAATTCTTTGTCCAATGGGACTGACAGTGAAACTTATTATACTTAACGCACCAAAAATTGACCACATCTTCTTCTCCATCATGCGAAGACGATTATCTACTAAACGAATATCTCTCTCACATCCCTTTTTTATTTCGTCTGTTGTACGTTCCAAATCTTTGTGAAGCGATTCAATTTTCTCGAATAGTACCGCATCAATCCTATCCTGTTTGTCTAGTTTTTCATTATGAACTGCAAGCAGTTCTCCCATTTTGATAGAGTTATCCTGCAGAGCCTCGACAACCTTCTCGACTCTTTCTAGTATGGCAGCATTAACTCCTGCACCAGTGGTCATTGTATTATTTGTTACTCCTCTATTATTTATCTTTCATCCAACGTTTACGAGATCCCGTTCCCATTGATATATACCTTTTTCTCTTCATCATCTTACCCATGACAGGATCAAATCCTGCTGTAGGGCCTTTTGCAGGTGCTTTACTACTAAATCCAGGCTTACCAGGAGTGCTCCCAGTAGTCATCATTTCTTCTCGAACAATATCAATTATCTTATTGAGTTTTTTATTTTCCATCTTGGATCCCCTCTAATTGAGAAAGACAATAATCATCAATTTTTACATCATGTATATAACAATGAGGATACTCAGGTAATTTATCTAAGAAAACTACAAAGGTTTTCATCACACTCCACAAGTCTTCTTCTATTTTGAAGAACAGCATCGGAGTAGTTGCCTCACCAAATATATTGTAGAGAATGATAAAGTGATTAAGAAGAAGGTGAGCCTTAAGCTCACCTGTGTTCTTATATCTTTTCAACAATCTTTTAATATATTTAAAGTGTTGAAGATCTTTATCAAAATCTGCTCTAGTTACTGCCTGTGGATTTTCATAATTTTTTATAGCAAATAATGGAAAATTTTGGGAATTCAAATCAGTAAAAATCATATCATATTATGCAGTTTTAGAAGGTTGTGCTTGCGGGACTTACCTGTATGGTTGTTGTTCCAAGACCTACAACTCCTGTTCCATCCACAGTTAAAGTTGCGTCACTTATCTCGAATGATCCACTCATGAATGTACCAGCACCACCAACCTGTCTATCAATACCAATTGGTAAAGCAGCACCAGGTGAGGTAGCAACACCAGCATTGATGAATGACTTAAGAGCAGCAGTATCATCAGGGAAGAATGAGGTAACTGTTCCAACCATACCCCTTGTTATATCAACTCTGAGTTTGGTCTGTGCAGTTGGGTTACTGAATAGAACTGTATTACCTATACCTGCTCCTTGCTGATCACGAATTGTGATTGCTAATCCTGTAGGTCCACCAATCGTAAAGGAAGTAGCACTTGTAGCAACAACTGGTGCTTCAGTAAATGCGATACCAAGATTATTCAAGAGAGAAGCAGAACTTACACCTGCGACCACTCCAATCATATCAGCAGCAGCAACAAAGAAGGTTGTAGTTGCTATACCAACTCCACCAGTACCATCAGCTGAGGCGAAATTAATATTTGGTTGTCTAAAGACATTATTGTCTTGAAGAAGATTATTTGCTGTAGGAGCAGTGAAGGCAAAGGATACTCTGTTAGTAATCTGACCAGCAAAGTCAGTTCCTGCTTCACCCGTAAGGTTGTAAACTTCGTTTTCACCACCTGCAGTTCCATTAGTATTATTGAATACTGTTATTGAACCAACGGCTGTTTCAGCATATCCAACGATACCCGCACCACCTGCAATAGCACCACCAGTGTCAGAAACATTACTTGTTATGATATTAATTGTAGCTCCTGTGCTAACAAACACAAGTTCGTTATACACTACATTAACCTTAACTGTTGCACCTGGTTCAACACCTGTTGTACCACCAGCAGCAACGGTTATATTACTTGAATTATTAGGATCCTCAAAGAATACGGCAACTGGAGTTGCAGGGGCAAGACCTGTATAAACTTGAGTACCTACAGGTGTTATACCACTAGGGCCAAATACGGTAGATGCAGCAGCAACTGTGTTAAGTCCAGCGATTGGAACCAGCACTTCATCGGTGTAAATCGTACCTAATCCTGAATGGGTGTCAGTACTATATCTACGATATATCCATCCACGATCATCTGCAAAACAGTTGTGAGGAGTGTTATTCCTATCCTGATCATCCAAGAACTTAGGGATGGCATAGTTATTCGCCCAAGTCTCCTGTGTTGTTGAAATACCCCAAAGTGCCATTCTTTTATCCTTCTGAAAATTTTTTCGTAAAATTATTTATAAAAACCAGAGACCCAAGATTTGCCTCTTTTATGATACCTTATTACTCTTAACCTCATGATCTCTACACCACTCTGCATAATTAAATCCAGAACCTGGTGGGTATATGTATTGTCCCTCATCATCAAACATACCAGAAGTGTCTGCTATCCTTGACTCCTTTGATGGATACTTTGGATAGGGTCTCAACCCTGCCCTCATCTCATTACCTTTCCTTCTCCTCATCTGATTACCAGTCTCATGACCTTCAGGCATCCTAGGCCAAGAAGTTCCTAAGATCCTTTTAATATCCTCTTTAGTATAACCTTTAGGATGAGACAATTAGCAATTCCACTTTCTAAGTGCCTTATTGATTCTTGAATCTGGATCATTAGCAGTCTTAGCAGATGTTAGTCTTTTTTTCATACCCCCCATGCGAGCACAGAATGACTTTCTTCTACTTGCTGCCTTTGAACCCTTCTTTAATTTAGAGGGTTTAGTTGTAACAGCAGTCTTCAATTTAGAACCAGGATTTGCTTTACGATAAGAATCAACACCCTTTTGATTTAAACCACCTTCAGGGTTCTTACCTTCCTTTCTTTGCCATGCTGCTACTTTTTCTAGGATAGGATCACTTGTCCATCCATCAAACTCTTCCTTCTTACTACTATTACCCCAGTTAGCAGCACCTACTTTACGGCACTTAACTAATGCACCTGATGCATATGCACTAGGCCATACAGAGTAACGTGATTTTACCTTATGATAGCAAGCATCTTTTGTGCCACTGCCCTTACCTTTCTTATCTGTTTCTGTTAATTGTGCTTCTTCTGTTTTATATGCAGGAACCTTTGCACCTTTAACACCTCTTCTTGCCTTATGCTCTTCTCTACGTTTGTCAATTAACTTACCTCTCTTATTCTCTGGATCAAACATTGCTGGTTCACCATGACCAGGACCAGATCTTCTATAGTTTCTTATGCTTGCTTTACCATAATCTGAACGACCCTGATCAACCTTAGCCTCTACCTGAACTTCTTCTTTTCTAGTTGCCTTTTTCTTGACACAGTTTGGATATCTCTTTCCAAACATAGTCTTCATACCCTTCTTCTCATACCCTTTCCAACATGCTTCATCAAGCATATCTTTATAACGCTCATAATATTCTTCTTTTGATATAGGAACACAATTAGGAACCATTCTATTTCCCTTTTTCTTCAATCCTTTTTGGGTATATCCATCCCAACATTTTTCATCTACTCTTTGAGCTTGAGTAAGTTTTTTCTTACCAAAAGTTATGCAAGGATCCTGTCCACAACCACAATTCTTTTTAGTTTCTAGTTCCATATGTCCCTCAGTGGTCATTTTCTCTAGTTTATTTGCTTGACCCTTATGCATCTTACTTGCTTTAGCAAGTGCTTTAGACTGACCCTTATGCAATTTACTTGCCTTATGAAGTTCCTTTGCAATTACTTTGAGTTCTTTTTCCTCTTTCATCTTTTTCTTTGCATCGGTTCTAACATATGTAGGTTTTGCGGCTCCTGACTTAGATTGTTGACCAGGATCTGCTGCTTTTTTTCTTCTTGCTGCAGAAAGTCTCTCTGCTTTAGTCATACTTGCTCTCTTAGATGACGATACACATTTAGGTGTGCCTTCACCAGGTTCATCACTCGCACAGGTTCCACCTGTGACTACATTTACCCATCCACCTTTACCATCTTTAGACTTAGATCCCTTAAACCACTTACGTAAACTACCTTCTCTGATATCATCAGGCACATTCTCAGTGCTACCAGAAACATACTTAGCATGTACTCTTCTTGCTACCTTTCTTCTTGCCCTTGCACCAGCATCCATGGCCTTTTCAGGTTTTCTTTCTTCTTTCTTTTTAGTTGCTCTCTTTACCATTTGCATGATACCTTCCTCAACAGCAGGTTTATCATGCTTCTTTTTACTACCTACTTTCTTTTTCAAAGAAGCATAGGCATCACCATATAGATTGTTATCTTGCATTGAGGTTTGTTCCTTCATAGCAGCCTTTGCATCCTCTTTGTTTTTCTTTTTTAATTCTGGATGATATTTAATATGAATAATCTTAGCATCCTTCTTTACCGACTTACCATCAATCTCTACTTCAACTGGATATGCTTTGTATTTGTCATACCAATATGCTACATCATAACTACCATCTTTATTTACCTTAGCTAATAGTCCTCTATCATAATCTTTATTGTCCTGTTTAAGAACATTATTCACGTCTGTCTTTAATACTAAATCTACTTTATTATTTTGAACAGACTCATTCATTTGCTTTGTTTTTTTCTTCATAGTATTTATGAATTTTCGATAGACTGCTGCTTCCGAAGTCTTACCCATTTCTCTTGCTCTCTGTTCCATAGCAACTGCTGCCTGTATTTTGTGAGCATGAGATCTTGACGAATTGCGAATCTTAGATACAGATGCTTTAGCGGTTGCAACATCTTTAAATCCAAGACCATGAATAGTGCCTTTTGGATTTTCATCTGTATAGAGGTCAGAGTGTTTCTTAGAGTTAGCAGGTTGTCCTTTCTTTCTAGGAATACGAGGGTTGCTTTGTTCCTCTTGATACTTTTTATACTTCTTATCAGTGCCAGGTTTATAGTGTGGTTTAGCACCCTTCTTTTTCATAGAGTACATCAATTTAAACATATCAGCCGTCTTTTCCTTCTTTGTTGTACTACCAGGCAATCCCTTAAATCTACCATCATCTAATGCTCTCTTAAATGCAGCAGCAGTTCCCCCAATCTTTGACTTGGGTTTATTGGGTTTAGTCTTTTCTTTCTCTGCTTTAGTATGACCCCAACCAGGAGGTGCTACTTCATTCAAAGTCATGGATACTCTCTGAGCCTCCTACGGAAAATGGATTGTACTTTGCTCTTGCCAATCTATAAGCTTTCTCATGCATGGTAACAATCTCCTCTGCACTCTTTTCAAATTCAGGAGTTGATTCATGACGTGAAGCATAAGCATCTGATATCTCCTCTTCAGGTCTTGGATTGTAAGCATCATCTGCATCAGATGATCCATACATATCAAATCTATCGTTAGTAGCAATTGGCATATCATCTAATGGGTTATGTTTGTCCTCAAACCATTCATCATAATGTATTTCAGGGAGTGTCATGATTACTAACCTCTTGGGTAACGACCTTGTGATGGGTCTTTTGCTCTTTCTGCTGCGTTTTCTTTATCGACTTTTGCCTGTTGAGCACGAACCTTTGCTTTATCAGCAGCACTTTGTGGTTTTCTGGGGTTATCTTTACTTATATAACCCCCTTTTCCTACCTCTTTTTCAATCTTAGCTTTTACAAAATCAAAAGCACTTTGTTCTGTAAACTGTTTGTAAGTTTTC